ATGGTAGAATTCCCTTGTTGGCATTCCAACGATTCATCTCCAAGAATGGCTTGATTCCAACGATTAGCACCGTAAACAGTATCCAATCGGTACCCAATCAGTACCCGAACGGATAGTATACATATAGTATACATTCGCAAAAATCAGGAGGTCCGATGGGCAGGAGCTCGACAGGCGTATACCGTCCTCGCTCGTACACCACAGCATCAGGTGAGACCAGGTACCGGGCCATGGTCCCGATAGGCTACTACCCGTCCGGGGCACCAAAGCGCAAGACTGTCACCGCGGCCAGCTACCGCGCCTGCCTGCAGAAGCTCACCGACCTGCTCAAGGACATCCAGCAGCACGGAACTCCCAAGGAGCTCTCCTCGACTTTCGGCGGCTACGCCGAAACCTGGCTTGAAAACAAGAAGAAGGAAGTTCGCCCAAAGACCTACACGATGTACAAGACCATCGTGGACGTGCACCTGCATGAGTACGCCGGCTACCCCATAGCCAAGATCAAGCCCAGCATCATCCGCAGCCTCATCAACAACGCGCAATCCTACGATAAGCACGGTAATCCGAGCGGCCAGGCAGGGCTCAGCCTGCAGAAGCAGATCCACACCTGCCTCAACCAGATCATGCAAAGCGCGCTCGCGGACGGGCTGATAGACAGTAATCCCGTGCTCACCGTGCCAGTCCCCCACCGGGTCGGTGCCGAAAAGGAGCGGAAGGCTTTCAGCGTACCCGAGATGAAGGCCATGCTGCAGGCGGCCAGCGACCCCGAACTGATGGCCCCCGCAATCGGCGTCCGCATGTGGTTCCGCCTGCTCACCGGCATGCGACAGGGCGAAATACTCGGTGCCGAATGGGCCTCATACAATCCTCGGAAATCCACCTACACCGTCGACTGGAAACTCCAGGAAGTTCCCAAGGAGCACGGATGCGGCACCCCACACGACGGCATCTACCCATGCGGCAGGAAGAAAGCCGGCCTATGCCCGGAAGCCACATGGCGCATCCCCGCCAACTACGACCTGCGTCCACTCACCGGACTATGCGCTCTCACACGGCCGAAAAGCCAGTCAGGCCGCGTCATCCCCATCATCCCCCCGCTCAAAGCCCTCCTCGCCCGCTACCGCAAAGCCGCAGGCAAGCAGGCTGGCAACGACCTGATCTTCCGCCACGAGGACGGAAGCCCCATCAAAGGCAAGGAAGACACAAAGGACTTCGACCATCTCATGAGACTGGCCGGCATCAATCCAGCCGAACACACAGGCCACGAGACCAGACACAGCGTCGTCACCCTCCTAGCAGCCCAAGGAGTCGACTTCCAACTCATCCGCGAGATCGTCGGTCACTCCTCCGATGATATGGTCGAGCATTACCGTCACGCGGACGACAGCGAGCGCCTGCGGGCGATGGAGACCCTGGATGAGAGCCTTGGCCTGGAGCAGATCAGTTTCAATCAGTCCAAATCTTTACTCCCTAGCTGATCTCTTACACCATTTAATTGGGTCTGGAGAGCCATCACGTCAGCTATAAATCGTTCCATGCACTCTCTGGTAATAGGAGTCTGCTCGTTAGGGTGCGCATCTCCCTGGGTCGTTTTAGTTTCGAGTGCCTGTTCGTGGTTATATGTGACAGTGAACGCATGAACGATGCGATTCCGCCTTTTGCGCAGACCGTTAAAGTCGTCTTTGATATGAGTCCCCAATATGCCGTCGATAGACTTTTCTATCCTGCTGAGGAGCTGTATGGGCGATTTGTCGGTCAAGTCATACCAAGTTTCTTTCGATGTTTTGTCGTACAATATAATCTCGACGATAAAACCAGTCAGACCGTCAAAAACATATAGGCATGCTCCCAGCAAATACGTATAGTCGTCTTTGGGAAGGATGCTAGCGGCGTTGTCGTCGATATTAACTTCCGCATTTATACGTTTATACATATAAGTAAGATTAGTCGATCTACCTGCTCCGGTATCTGCGCTCGATCTCCCTGACGGTTCGCTCTGTGGCTCCGTACCTGATGGCGGTCAGGTCTGCTCTGATCTGCTGGTGTGTGGCTGTCAGGCGCTCGCGGTCTTGTCGGCTGAGGCCGGCTTGCTGCTCCTGGTCGATGACCTGGTCGAGTCGCTTGTGCAGGAGGATGGTCAGCCGCTCCCGCTCTGAGTCGGAGGCGGGTGTGTATGAGGGGTGGTTGTCGGGGATCTGGGAGACATCATCAGGGGTATAGGCCATAGCTGCATGCTAGGCCGTATTGGTCTGCGATATGAGTAAGGCCGGGAGGTTGCCCCCCGGCCTTACCGTGAATCAAGTCCATAGAAAAGTCATAGACCATTTCAATCCCACTCCCCTGACAGGGAGACATTGCCGACTGTTGCGCCGACATGGCCTACTGTACTACTCTCGCGGCCCTGGAGCGACACGCCTGGACTCATCCCTCTTGCATTACATCGCTAGCGCTGTAATATAGGTATCAGCAAGGGATACACAAACAGGGAGGACAAGATGGCACTCTACGGCATCACCTACAGGTGCGGACATGAGGACACAGTGCAGATCTGCGGCACCAACGTGCACGGTGAGCGCGAAAAGAAGGCTGCCTGGTACGGGACGATCGACTGCCCCGCATGCCGGACGGCGAAGGCCCGCCAGGGGCACGATGGCCTGCCTGCGTTGGAGGGCAGCGACAAGCAGGTCGCCTGGGCCGACGACATCCGCGAGGAGGTCCTGGACGAGGCCCGGGAGGACCGCGACGGCTGGGCCGGGCACGGGGCCGCCAAGGAACAGCTCGCCGCCGCAGACCGCATCATCGACTGGCTCAAAGAGCAGACATCGGCATCATGGTGGATCGACCACCAGTACGCCATCGACGCGGTCAAGGCCGCCCAGCAGGCGCTGGCAAAGCAGGAGGCCTGATATGACGATGATCCCCATCACACAGTATGCGGCCATGCACGGCAAGGCCGAGGTGACCGCCAGGCAGATGGCCCGCAGGGGCGGCCTGCGCACCGCCCGCAAGCAGGGGCGCGACTGGATGGTCGACTCCGAGGAGCCCTACCCGGACCGGCGTCGGCGCATGCGCGAGGCCCTCACCCGGGAGGGGATGGAGGGCCTGGACGCGCAGGAGCGCCGGCACGAGCTCAAGATCGCGCAGGCCAAGCAGTACAGCAGGGTCGGCGAATTCCACAGCACCTTCGCCGCCAACTGGGACCGCATCCCCGCTGAACTGGCCGACCAGCTCACTCCCGAGCAACTGGGATGGATAGTCGATCTGCTGGCCGACGCCTACACGGACGGGCAGCGACACCCCGACTACGAGTGGCTCCAGGCCGACGGCGACTGACGGCTCGCCCTTGGCGCGACACGCCCGGATACCCCACCTTGCATTACAGCTCTAGAGATGTATTATAGGTATTAGCAAGGGGCACAGGAGGACAAGATGGACGAGATGACCTACATGCAGATCAGCTGCTACGCGACCCCCAACGACACGGACCGCAAGCATGTGGACGAGATCGCCCAGTCCATCCTCCGGCACGGATGGGACGGGGCCCCCATTCTGGTCGACAGTGTCCAGGGCGTCTGCCTGACCGGCAGCCACCGGATGGCCGCCCTGCAGCATCTCGCCGACGACACCGACATGGACGTCGACGACATGACCGTGGCCCTCGACGTGCACGACATCCTCGAGGACTGGTATGACAGCCAGGATCCGGACACCGTCGACGAGCTCCCCCTCGACAACCTGCGCGCCATCTTCGCCGGCACCGAGGTCGAGGAGTACAAGGACCAGCTACCCGAGTGGTGACCGGCACGGCAGGTTGGAGAGGAGCACGATGAGCAGACGGCGCAACAAGCCGCGGCTGACCCCCGCATGGCTGCCCTGGATCCGCACCAGGCTGGCCGGCAGGCTGCGGGATCGGCTCTCCAGGACGTCCCGGCTCCTGCAGGCCACCCCCTATCAGCGGATGCTGGCCGAGGCGTGGAACGAGGCCGACAGCCTGGCGGCCGCGCCCCTGTGGTGGGTGAGCCGGGACATGACCACGCTGGCGGTGGACACCGCCCAGGCGGGAGGCCTGCCCGACACGGACCCGCCCTCACCGGCCGGGTTCATCTGCTTCGACGGCGGCCTGGGCCTGGAGCTGCCGGACGGGATGCCGCCCATCGCCGCCGTGCACTGGATCATCGACGGCAGCAGGCCCGGCCCCGAGGGGCGCTCATGGCTGATCCGCCCCCTCCTGTACACCGCCGACCATGACGCCTGCGCTAAGGAGGGAGACCTGCCCCTCGCCCCCATCGACGCAACCCCGACGGCAGGGCTGCCCGAGGCCCTGGGCGACATCCTCCTGGCCGTCTGGGCGCTCAGCCAGGAGCCGCGCATCTGCCAGGCCAAGCCGGCACAGCCGTCCCCCCAGGACCGGCTGCCCGCCAGCCAGGAGCCGGAAATCAGAAAAGTCAAGATGCTGGTCCTGCGCGAGAACCTCCACCGGCCGGGACGGCCGGCCGAACCCGGCGACGAGCAGCGGGCATGGACGCACCGGTGGATCGTCAGGGGGTTCTGGCGCAACCAAGCATACGGGCCCGACCATGCGCTGCGCCGCCGGCAATGGATCCCCCCATACGTCAAGGGCCCGGCCGACAAGCCGCTGATCGCCAAGGAGACGGTACGCATATGGCGCAGATGAACCTGGACCAGGTGATCGCCCAATACCTGGCCCCCCTGTCCCCGACCACCAGGGCCACCTACAAGAGCACCATCAACTCCTGGCTGCGCTGGTGCGACCTCAACCAGATCGACCCGCTCAAAGCCACCGCCAGCCACATCGAGGTGTACGGCCGGTACCTGCGCGCCCAGCTGGGCCGCTCCGTCCACTACCAGTCCACCAGCCTGTCCGTGATCAGCAACCTGTACAAGCAGGCCCACCACGCCGGGCTGGTCCCCGAGGACCCCGGACCGTACGTGCGCCGGCCCAAAGTGCCCAACCACTCCACCGGCACCATCCTGGAACGCGACCAGGCCCGCGATCTCCTGCACGCCGCCATCCAGGACCCGGACCCGCGCCTGAACGCCCTCACCAGGCTCCTCCTGCTCAACGGCTGCCGGCTCAGCGAGGCCCTCAACCTGGACATCCCCGACCACCATCCGGGCTGGCACCCCTGGATCCGGGTGCGCCGCAAAGGCGGATGGGAGCAGCGCATCGGCATCACCCAGGCCACCAGCCAGGCCATCACCCGCATCACCGGCAGACGGACACAGGGCCCCGTGTTCCTTCGCGGCAGCCAGCGCCTGCCCAGGGGGGCCGCGCGCCGCCTGATCGCCAAACTCGCCAAACGGATCGGACTGGACGGCATCACCCCCCACAGCCTGCGCCGCACCTTCGCCACCCTCAGCCGCGAGGCGGGCGTGCCCGACCACGACATCATCGCCGCCGCAGGATGGGTCGACGACACCATGCTCAACTACTACGACATGCACCACCACGCCATCCAAGGCAAGGCCACCAGCACGCTCAGCCGATACCTCGAATAAAACGCCGTGCCGTCCGCATTATTCGGGGGAGTCGGACGGCACGGCAAGGCCCAGCCTACACAGCATCGGCAGTGCAGGATGGCCTGACTGAAAAAATGTGGATAAGTCAGCTTATATAACATCCGGGCGTATATTTTTCCACCACAGCCCCAATGCCACTTTTATATCCACAGCACACCAAATTCCGGCTTTTGAATGCAAAAACCGCCCCCGCTCCGGTCATCCGAAGCGAGGGCGATTGTGTTATGGACGGGCCGCTACTTGCTGAGCAATGCTTTGGCCTGGCTGCCTGCGATGCATCCTGCGATGAGCACTCCCAGCGCGTAGATCGTAGTCACGATGGCGTCCGTATGGGGCAGACCCCAGACGGGGCCGACGCTGTGAACGAAGGCCCCCAGCAGAGGCAGGAACGCGAGCCCCACCCATTTGAGGATCTGGTAGAGCCAGTCGGGCAGCCAATAGGGCCTGCCCTCATCCTCGGGGATCGTATCGGTCATAAATATCACCTCCTTAGTAGTGGAGTGTTTCGCCGGCGTAGATCAGGCTGGGGTTGCCGGACCGGTAGCCGTGAATCTGGCTTTGCGCGATGCCGAGCCTGGCGGCGATCCCGGAGAGCGTGTCACCCCGCTGCACGGTCACGGTCCGGCCCCCGCCTCCCCCATGGTCGGTGGCGAGACGCTGGCCCGGGTAGATCACGTAGGGCGCTCTGATGCCGTTGAGCCGGGCTATCACAGGCCAGGAGCCGCCGAAGACCATGCTCAGGCAGTCGCCAGGACGCACCACATAGATGCCGCTCCCGTTACCCCCGCCCGAGTTGCCGCGGAGCCGCTCGTTGACCACAGCCATGACCTCGTCATATCTGCTGCCCAGGAGGGCGTGCCTTTGCGGGTCGTTGCCGTACTCGCCACGGATCACCGCTGTGGCGATGCTGGACGCATCACCGACGGGCGCGCCCTCCTTGGGAGTGGGTGACGGGGCGACCGGGTTAGGCTGCGTGCCGACCGGCGCGTTGGCATACTTGGCCCAGGTTACGGAGTCGCCGTAAAACCAGTTGACATCCACGGCCGTCCCTACGCCGGGCACATGCCCCGAGGAGGAGTACTGCCAGGCGGCAGCGAAATGCCAGGGTGCCACCGAGTAGGGCGGGGCCCCAGGATCACGCAGGCGCTCGCCGACATAGCCTCTCGGGTAGCCGGCCACCCAGAGCCCGTAGTCGGCCCCGGCCACGGCATTCCAGTCGCCTGCCTGGATGTTGGAGGCCTGCATGTAGATGATCGGCTTGGTCCCCCAGTAGGAGGCGACCCGGTCGAGCCACCGCTTGGCCCAGTCCGTATGCGAGTTGTATGGGGCTGGCGGCTCCCAGTCGAGGAAGGGGATCACGCCCGCATGCACGAGCCCGCGAGCGTTGGCCTGGGCGTTGAAGTGGTCGGCTTCGGCTTCGGGGCTGTTGCCGTAGTCCGGTCTGGCGTAGGCGTAGGCACCCAGCCGCAGGCCGGCAGCCCGGTTGGCGGCGAGCTGGCAGTCGGCGGCGGGATTGACGTAGCCGGTGCCCTCCGTGATCTTGGTGATGGAAAAGCTGGCTCCCGAGTCTCGGGCCGCCTGCGCGTTGTAGCACCCCTGATAGGATGCGTTGTCGAAGCCGGCGTCAGCGTAGGCGGCACCTGGGGTGAGCATGGCCAGGACGGCGAGCGCCCCCACCATGATCCGCGCGTATCTGGGTTTGGCGCGGGCGTGCCGCGCATGGGACCATCGCATGCATATCCTCCTTAAGGTAGGCATGAAAAAGCCGCCCGGATGGGCGGCGGGACAGGTGATGGAGGTCAGTCGACGGTGGGCAGGGCCTTCAGTTCCTCGTAGAGTTTCGTGCCCGTGCCGTTGCCACCCAAGGAGTGGTAGGCGCGGTAGACGCGGTCGGCCTCCTCCATGACCGCCACCGGGATATAGCCGAGTGGCACGTATTTGGCGTGGATCTCCAGGAGCTCGGCCCGCAGGAGGGTGCGCAGGCCCGTCTCCATGGCCTGGTCCCTGGCCTCCTCCTTGCGGTGGCTTTTCAGCAGCCACCCGCATAGGCCGCCCACGCCGGTCAGGAGCATGGGCACCACGCTCTCCAGGAGGAGCATCAGCAGGTCGGTCATGAGGCCGCCCAGCACATCTGGCCGCTGAAGAAGTTCGCGCTCGTGTCCCTGGTGCCGATGCTGATGGTGCCCTGCGGCTGGCTTTCATTAGGGCCGAAAACATGGAAGCGTCCGACCGCGTAGCTGGTGCCGTAGGCGAGCACGTCCAGGCTGTGGTCGGGCATGATCGATGAGGCCATGCGCACCACCGGGATCGTCTGATTGGCGGGGATAAGGCCTTGCCTGATCTGCACGTTCAGCTCAAGGAAGATGACGCCGCCCCGCTTGTACAGGCGGGTCGCGTGATTGTAGTCCGTCCAGTTGCTCCACCAGCCCAGGTAGTAGGCCGGGTCATAGTCCCGGTAGTCGGCAGGCAGGCCCTGCACCGTGATCCTCGGCCCTTCCACATCCAGGAGCCTGCCGGCTGACAGGCTCACATGCGAGGCCGACGCCAGAGCATGATTGCCCCGCGTGTCCACGCTCGCCTGGAATTCCGGCTGCTGCGGGCTGGTGCCCATCATCAGACGGCTGGACGATCCCGTATGGTCACCCCAGATCAGCCAGTACGGGTGCGTCGGATCATCACCGATGCCCTGCAGGCCGCCAGTATTGGATCCTTGGATCAGGGTCTGGCTCAGCTGGATGCGGTCGCCTTCCAGGGCGGTTTGGAAGCCGCCCACCGCCTGCACGCCGTCGCCGGAGGCGCGGAAAAGATACTTGCCGTCCTTGCCCTTGGCCCAGAAGCCCGACTGGTCGAAGCCGACCAGGCCGTCGGGAGTGGTGAACAGCTTGGACTTGACGATGGCGGCCGTCAGACTCCCCACGTCGATCTCGTCCGCCTTGATCTTGCGTACCAGGAGCTTTTCCAGCAGGGCCTCGGATGCGGTGACCTTGCTGGCGGTGATCGCCCCATCGGCTAGGCAGATGGTGCCCACGCTGCCCGCCACCAGCACCTGCTGCGCCAGCAGCACGTAATCCGTGAAAGCCTTGCCGTTCCACACCTGAATGCCCGTGACGTTGCTGTTCTTGTCCAGCTGCATCCACAGGTCGCCCAGGGCCAGCCCGTCATGTGCGGGCTCGGATGCTGAGGCGATGATCCGGTTCTTCCCGTCGGCCGTGGTCTGCGCCTGCCGGGCCTGGTCCTTGGCGTCCTGGCTGTCGGTCACATCCCGGACGGTCAGGCCGGTGATCCACCAGCCTTTCGCCTGGTCCCCGTACCCAGCGATGTTGAGCCACACGCTCAGACTGCGGTCAGTGTCGGTCCACTGGTCTGGCGTGTCCACGACGGCCTCCCGCCACACCCAGGATGACGCCTCCTCCTGCGTGACCGTGACCGCCTCATCCCAGTGAGTATTTGGGTTGACGTACCGCCAGCCGATGCGCAGATCCTCCCGGTTTTTCCCGTCGCAGATGGCCCAGAAGCCGAAACGATACTTGCGTCCACGATCCAACGGAAAGCGCCAGGAGCTGAAGTAGTCCCGCTGCGTCAAGGCTCCGTAGGTGGCGTAAGGCAGGGGCGGCTTGGCGGGGGCACCGCTCGTGCCCATGGCAAGGCCGAAGCCGTCCAGATCCCCCCAGGCCGGGTCGAAGGCCGGATTTCGGACGAGTTCCACGCCCCGCGACAGGGCCGCGTCGGCCTTGCTGCTAGCGGCCGCGCTCATGCTGACAGCCGTGCTTGCGCTGCTCGAGGCCTGCTTGGCTGTATCAGCTGCGCTGGTGGCCGTGTCCATGGCCTTGCCGACACTGCCGGACAGGCCGTCGGCGATGGTCTTGGCCTGGCTGGCCGTGTCAGTGGCACTGGCTGCGGCCTTGCCCGCGTCGGCGGCCGCCTGGCTGGCGCTGGCTGCGGTCTGCTTGACCCCGGCGATCTGGTTGATGGCCTGCTGGGCCTTGTCCTGCGCGTCTTTGATCTCGTCGGCACCGACGACGCTCTTGACCGTCACGCTCATAGGAGCAGTCGTCTCGGACCCGTTGGGGGCCGGGCTGCCGTCCTCAGCATGCGCATCATCCCACGCCCTGACGGTCACCTGGTGCACGCTGTCCGCCTCATACGGGCCCAGGGTCGCCGTGCCCCTGACACGCAGCTGACCAGCCTCCACGCCGTCCACCAGGATCTGCACGTGGTCGAAATCGGCGGGCACGCCGCCCTTAAGGGTGCCGTCCCATGCGACCAGGATCATGCCGGCAGCCGAGTCCACGCCGATGCCGGTGGGCATGCCAGGCGCAGTCGTGTCCCCCACCCAGGGGGCGATGCCGGAGGAGCCGGCATCGGGTCCGATAATAGTCTTGGTGCCATTGTCGTTATGCCAGGTGGCACTGCCGGACTTGCGGGTCTGCTGCTTTTTGGCCTTTGACAGTGCCAGCTGCGCGAGACCTGCAGCTGTATCCTCTCTGCTCCTGGGTGTGATGTCAGGGTGGAAAGCCATCAGTACTCCTTAGCTATCACTGGAACGGCGCATCAAGCACATCGAATTTGACGCTCGCTTTGCTGGTCTGGTCGCCGCTCATCTCCATGAGCCTCAGCTCGTAGCGGCCATCTGGGAGCGTGGGGAAGCCCGCCACATCCAGGTCGACACGCTCCCCCGGCCAGAACGACCCGCACGGATGGAGGGGAATGCCACGGGCATCAGTGTCGTTGAAGTCGATGCTGCCGGTGATCTGCATGAGCCTGCCGGCTGTAGCCACCCCTGCCAGATGCTCCTTGAGCAGGGGCAAGTTGTCGGTGTCCGTGTCCCCATAGACCGCCTCCCGGAGGATGGGCGGGTCCTGCATGTGGGTGATCTCATCCATCTGCTCCCAGTAGGCAGTGATGGTGCTCTCATCCTGACCGGCACCCGTCGCATACCAGCGCTGGTAGCCGTCCTGATAGTCGACGGTCAGCCCCTCCAGGCTGCCGGCCCCCGCGTAGGAGGAAAGGAGGATCGGCGGATGCTCCATGTCCAGGTACACGTCAGCATCGCTGCCGGCCAGAAAACGCACCCGCGCATGGCTGGGGTCGCCCCAATATGGCCGGAAGGCCACGTCGGGCCCGCCTTTGCTGTTGGCTATGTTGGTGATCAGCTGGGAGACGGCCAGGTTCTGCACGTTCCAGGCCTGATAGTTGGTGCGCTGGTGGATGCCCTTCTCGCCCAGGTAGGTCCAGTCGATCGGCAAGGCTCCGCCCTGCTTGGCATCGGTGGCGATCCGGCCGAGCTCGCTGCATATGCCTCTGAAGCTGAGAGCGTCGAAGCTGATCGTGTCGGTGCTGGTCCCGTCCTTGAAGGCCCCGTCCCTGACTGCGTATCGGGATTGGAGGATGGCCATGGGGCTCTCCAGACTAAAGGTGGTGTCCAGGAGCGTGTCCTCCCGGCTGCCGATCTTGCCCCACATGATGGGCGTGCCCATGTCCTCCGGGTCTTGCAAGTCTCGCACCCAGCAGGTGAGAATGCCACGCCGGCGAGAGTCCAGGAGGCTGTCACGGCCGGATGGCGTGTGAGCGTCCAGAGCAGACCAGGGGATGGTCAGGCTGCTCTCATCAGCCTTGCCGGTGCCTTTGTCGGTGGTCTGGAAGCCGAAATCTGAGATGCTCAAGTCCCAGGAAAAGGATGGGATATCGATGGGGGCGACCAGGTGGCCGTCCCGCACGTCGATGATCCAATGCCGCCAGCTCACCGGGCCACCCCCGCGTCCATGACCTCCAGGCTCCGCAGGCCTTGCCACTGCCAACGGGCCCGGTCGATGGCCGGCTTTGCATCAATCCGCACCTGATGCGCCTTGCCGCCCGACAGGACGATCCGCCAGCGGACCGCCTGCTTGGACCAGGGCTGGAAAACGGCGCACTCGTCCATCCCGTCGCTGACCCGCACATCATCCACATACAGGTCGCACCGGTAGGAGCCCACCCCCGGGGCCGTGGTGCTCGCCCGCCACGTCCACACCACGTCGGCCAGACGGTCCGTGGGCAGGTAGGAGGTCGTCAGACTCAGCTGCCGCTGCCACAAGCCACTGCCGTCAGTGCCACGCGACCAGTCCATGGGACCGGACACCAGGGACTGCACGTAGCCCAGACGGCCCAGGCTGGCCCCCACCGGGATCGCATAGTCCGTCGGCCCGCAGGACACGGCCGCAGCCGTGCTCGTCGCCCCAGCCGGCATGCGCATCAGGCCCAGCACCAGGCCCCCGGCCTCCACCTGCGGGGCCACAGGCGACGCGGACGGCGTGCCCTGCTTGACTTTCACATGCACAAGATTGTCAGGCGAGCCGGTGTGGCTGATGATGTAGACGGCATCGATCCTCGGATAGGTCGCATCGCCCGCATCCACGGCATTCTCCGTGCATGGGCTACCGGCACCGTCCCAGTATGCGATGCTCATACCGTCTGCCTCGCCCATGGAGCATACGGCTGCACCAGTGGACACCCCATAATGCAGATCCTGCCGTCCACTCACGTCCAGACCAGTGATGACCCCCGTGTTGGCCCACTGGCTGGCGATGATCCGACGATGTGTCAGCGCATCGCATCCTTGCCCCGACTGGTCTGGGGCCACTCCTAAAGCCGTGCTCATCATCGCTCCTTACATATATGTGTCATGGACGCTGATGGTCGCCCAGCCATCTCCGGGGGTCATCAGCTGCACCGACAGGGACCCGCCGGCAGGAACCAGCGGAAAGCCGCGCCGGGTGAGCAGGCGGCTCGCATCCACGCCACCCATTGATGCCGTCTGCGTCCGGCAGTCCAGGACCAGGGGAACCATGCCCACGCTGCCCGACCACTGCAAAGCCCTGCCATCCGAGCCCACCAGGAGCACCCCGTCAGGCATCGGACCAGTCACCGTGACCACCGGATACGCCATGGCGGAACCCTTGTTGCGCAGCAGGGCCACGCTCTGCGGCGAGCCCGCAGTCGCGCCATACGACAGCGGATATACAAGACCCAAGCCCTTGTCCCCGTAAAAGAGGCCTCCGGATGTGGAGGACACCGGGTACACCTGCAAGTCCGTAGACAGCCAGGAGAGCCGCTCGGGTCGGGGGCAGACTACGTTCATGGTGCCGACCATGCGGCCCTCATGCCACGCGGCATCACCGGACACGGTCACATAGCCGGTCGCATACGTGTCATCTGTCCCGTCCACCACGCGCAGGCGGACCAGATGGCCGGCGGCGGACAGAAGCAGGTTGAGGGAGGCGATCACCGCATCGTGCTGCTCGGCCAGCGCCACCCAGTGGATGGTTACGGTCCTGGCCGAGTAGAGGATATCCGAGGGTGCTATGTCGTGCGCCCCGTTGCCTGATGCACGCTCGGTGAGCGTGACCTTGGCCTCCGGGGTGCTGCGCCAGCCTTCCACACCCTCCGTGGTGATGCCGAGACCGTCAGGGCGCTCCTGCCGTTTGCTGCCGGCCAGCAGGACCGTCCTGTCCCCGTAGTGGATCTCCGCGTAAGCGGGCATGTAGCTCATGACTCTCCCATCGCCGACTGCATGAGCGCATGGGCGGCTGTCCTGCCGTCGATGGTGCCCTGCACGTAGGGGTCCTTGACCCCGTAGTTGTTGATGATCACCTGCATGGGCGGCATCTTCTCAGCCCGGGACTCCTTACGGTCTCCGTCCTTGGCGAAGAGGGCGCGCTGCTGGTCGCCGGTGAGCACCAGCTCAGGGTCTTGGGACTGGTTGCTGACGATGGTCACCCCGGGTGCCAGGTAGCCGCCCTTGTCGTACAGGCTGGGGACGATGCCGCCCTCCGCGTACCCGCCTGCCCGGTTCAAAGCCGCCAGGCTCCCGTACCGGTGCAGCGCATAGTTCAGGCCCGCATAAATGTTGGCCAGCGGGTCGGTGATGGGACGCCCGGCGAAAGGCCCAGCGTAGGCGGCGAAGGTCGGCGGGATCACCTGCATGAGCCCTTGGGAGGGGATGCCGGCTTTCGCATTGCTGTCCCAGTTGTTGATGGCGGCTGGGTTGCCGCCGCTCTCCTGGTTCATTCTGCGGAGCACCGTGTCGGTCCAGCTGTCAGGCTGGCCCAGCATGTGCAGGGCCTGGATCACCAGTCCACGCCAGCGTTGCACACCCGATCCGCCGGACCCTGCGCTGGACATGCTGGAGATCAGGCTCTTGGCCTTGTCGACCAGACCATGCATGACCTTGACCGGCAGCTGGGCGATCAGCCTCCCCCAGTCGCCAGCGCCGATGCCTGCCAAGAGCTTCTTGACCGGGTCCACGATCAGCCGGGTAATCGTCCCGCCAGGATCGCTGAGGAAATCGCCGATGCTCTTGGCCGCGTTGGACAGCCAGTGCTCCGCATTCTGGACGATGCCGCCTAGGTCGAAGCGAGGCACGACACCGCCCACAGAGAAGCCCATGTCAGCACGCACAGCCGCAGGGCCGGCCTGGCGGGCCAGGCGATTCCACCGGTAGACGTTTTCGGGGCCTACGGCACGCACCCATTCGGGCACCATCCAGGCTTCGCCAGGCGAGGTCATCGCCAGGATCGTATCCTGCCCAGGCGCATACCCCGGATTGATGCCGCCCTCCGCAAAGTGAGCGTCCGGCAGCTTCAGATCCAGGCCGACCGCACCTGCCACCTTGTTCCATATGGCCTTGATGCCGTTGGTGTACACGGTGTCGACCACCCAGCGGACGGGCCTGGCGGCAGCATCCCTGATCTGGTCCCAGGACCTGCCGATCCAGTCCTTGGTCGTTTCGAAAGCCTGACCGATGGCATGGATGCCGTCCCGGAAGGGCCCAAACACGGTACGGTCGATCCAGTTCCAGGATGCCTGCGACTTGGAGCTGATCCAGTCCCATACCGGGCGGATCGCACTGTCGTACAGCCAATGGAAAATGCTCGCCCATCCTCGAACCTCACGGTTCCAGGCATCCATGACATGGGATTTGATCCAGTTCCACGAATCGCGGAACTTGGCCACAATCCAGTCCCAGACGGGGCGGATATGCTGCTCATACAGGCCGTTCCATGCGTTGCCCAGCGCGTTGATCCCATTTTTGAATGGGGTGATCACATGCACGCTGATCCAGTTCCAAGCGTTGCCCATGGCCTGCCGGATGCCGTTGAAGGCGGGCTGGACGACCTTGTGCCACAGGTCCTCCACCGGCTTTTTGAGCAGATTGAAGGCGATCACCCACGGAGTGACGAAAGACGTGATCACAAAAGTGATCAGAAACTTGAACACCTGGACGATTCCTTGCCCGACCGTCTTAAGCACACTCCATGCGCCTTTGGCGACTGCGGTGACCTTGGACCAAGCGCCTTGGAAGAAGCTCACGAAGGGCCCCGCAAGCCAACGTCCCACGGTGGCCGCCGTGTTCTTGATTCCGTTCAAAACTCCATTCACAGCATTGCGGAAGGGCGTGATGTGCTTGTAGGCCTCAGTGAGGGCTGTCACCACTGCGCCGATGCCTAGTACGACCCATCCCCACGGACTGTCGATGAATGCCAGCTTGAGGAGCTTCATACCGTTGGTGAAGATGATGTTGGCTGCCGTTCCGGCTTTCGTGACGGCTATATAGGTTTTCACGCCGGCCACCAGGGCCAGCATGGATCCTCCGACACCAGCGAGCACACCGATCAAAGGCTTGTTACGAGACGTGAAATCGCCGATAGCGACTGCCCCGTTGACCAGCCACCGCAGCATTCCCGTCAGGGCAGGCAGGAATTTCGAGGCGAGAGTTATGCGGCTCGTGTCCAGAACCTGGTTGAAGCGGTCGGTCTGCACCCGGGCGGTGTTCTGGGTCTCCGCCCAGGTGGAGATGTCCCTGCCGTTCTGCTTGGCCACGTCGCTGATGCCCTTGACGTTCTTTGCGAAGGTCTGGGTGCTTCCACCGGATAACATGAGTGCAGTGTTCATGCCGGTGGCCCCGCCCATGATCTTCTTCAGGGCTTCCGTATAGGTCTGAGCCTGGGGTGATCCCTGTTTGAGCTGGTCGTTGAAGCCTTTGCTCTTGTTGTACATCTGGTCCCACTGACGCACCAATGCGGCCTGCTGATCCGGAAGTGCTTTAAGCCCCTGCCGGTAGTCGTTGAGGGTAACAGACCCGTCCATGACGCCCTTGGCGAGATCCTTGGCCTTGCCTGTGAGCTTCCCGAACATAGTGGCTGCGTCCTGGGCAGCGAATTTGCTCTGGTTGAAAGCGTTGAGCAGGATGGTGCCGGAGGGCCCCATGTGCTTGAGTATGGTCTCCGACAGGTAACTGATCGTGCCGGTCAGCCCGCGCTTGCCCAGATTCTGCGCCACGTCCACGCTGCTGATGCCGAACTGCTGCATCTCGTTGACGGCCACCGCATTCGGGGCTTGGAGAGCGCGGATCGTGTTGGCCAGCTCCTGCGTAGACTCCTGGGCGCTGGTGCCGTGCGAGGTCAGGGTCGCTTCAGCGCCGCCGACCTCCGCGAAGCTGATGCCTGCTGCGGATGCGACGGGCAGCACCGTGGACAGGGAGCCAGCGAACTCTTGCATGCTGGTCTTGGCTTCGCCGGATGCTCTCACCAGCTGGTTGGTGACGCTGGAGGCTTTGCTGGTGGGGATGTTGTAGGAGCGCATGATGGAGGTCAGGGCGTTGGTCATGACGCCCAGGTCGACCTGCTCGTCGGTGGCTCCCTGGGCTGCGGCCTTGAGGACTCTGAGCCCGTCGGCACCGCGCATCTGGGCTTTTTCCATCGTGTACATGCCTTCGGCCAGCTGGCTGGTGCTGATTCCGGTCTGCACGGCGATGCTCTTGATGCCTTCCTCCACGCCATGCAGGTTCTTCGTGGACTCGCCGCCGGCCGTGACGAGCAGATTCATTTGCTTTTGGAAGCCTTCGGCGGCGTCGGCGCTGGTTTTCATCCACTGCGCGATGCCGACGGCCCCCAAGCCCAGGCCCAGCAGGCTGAGGCTTTTGCGGGACTTGTCCCAGATGGTCTTCAGCTTGCTGGACTTGCCGCCGACTCCATCCAAAGACTGGCCGAAGCTGGCCCACTTGGAGGGCTGCTCGTCGGTCGCCTTGGCGAGGTCCTTGTTGGCTTTGGTCAGCTGATCGGTTGATGTTTTGCTGGCCTTCTTGGACGCTTCGAGGGCCTTTTCCGAAGAGCTGACCGCCTCATTGGCCTGCCTGGACTTGCCACGGGCGGCTGTAAGCTGCGCTTCAGCCTTCAAAGCCTGGGAGGAGCCCTCGCCATACTTTTTCAGCTGCTCTGAGAGGCGCTTTTCTGCAGCCTCCTCGTTCTTGGCGGCAACGGCTGCCCTGTCGCGAGCTTTGGCGATGTCACGGGTGGCGTCGTCGACGGCTCGCTTGGCCTTGGATTCGGCATCCTTGAGGGTATCGACCTGTGCTTTGAGCACATCGGTCTTGGAGGCGGCCGCCATGGACTGCGACCAGACTTTCCCGGAGGCTGCACCGGCCTGCTTGGCGGCATCCGTCGTCCCAGTCAGCAGGAGTTTGGCGAAATTCGCTAGATTGGGGAGAACGTCCATCCACACCGAGTTCACGCCGGCCATGCTCAGCCTCCTGGGATGATGCGGGACGCCAGGGCGTCCAGTTCGGTTTTCGTCTGCCCGTCGAGATCGTCTTCGGGACGATGATGCTTGTCCCGCTCCTTTTCATCCCGGGCGATGGCCAGGGAGAGCGGGTTGATGGGTTTGAGCCCGCGCACGAGGACGGCGAGGGCTCTCAGGGTGATTTCTCCGCGCCAGTACTCCGCGATCGGGTCACGGGGGCTGTACTGCTCACACAGGGCGGCTTCCAGCTCCTCCGGGTGGCCGTCAGCGTCGAGGAGGTCTAGCGCCGTGTAGGGACCCCGTCAGGGGTGGTGGCCTCCATCCGCTCGCCGATCTCATTCATGAGCAGCATTACGTCGGACACCTGCCCGCCGTCAGCAATAAAGTCGTCCCACTGGTCGCCGAGCACGGCCTTGGCCATGTCGATGTCGGTGGCGGCGGCTGTGACCGCCTCCTTGGTCTTGTTGGACTGGAGCAGCGGATGCTCTATGTGGTAGACGCGCGCATCCTTGCCGTCCTGGACAGTGAAGTCGATGGTGTCGGTGACCCCGGGATGGGTTTCCTTATACTTCTGACGAATAGCGTGGAGGGAATACTTAGTTGACATAAATGCTCCTTAGATGTGTTTTGGATGGGCTGGTGTTCAGGCGGCAGTCTTGACGCTGGAGATCTTGGTGTACTGCTTACCGGTCTTCTCATCGGTCAGAACATCGAAGGTGAAGCCGAGATCCTCGGTGTCGGGACGGTCCAGAGTGCGGTCGCCGAAGCCGCTGATGGACGCCTTGTAGGCGAACTCCACCCGGTAGACGGCGTCAGCACCCACTCCGTCCTGGGCGATCAGGTAGATGCGGTAGAGGGGCAGCTGGCTGAGCCCGCGCTCCGTGTAGGCCCAGGTCTTGGAGTTCTTGCTTTCGGGCCAGGAGGCGACCGGCAGGCCGGCCCGCAGAGCCTCCGTGAAGGCGTTTGCCTCGCCGAAGGTGACATCGATCTGGCGGGTGGAAGAGCTCAGGTCGGATCGGACGGGCTCCAGGTCCTGCATCATGGTCGTGTCGTCGGTCTTGACGCTGCGCTTTTCGACCACGCCCTTAGTGGTCACGTAGCCCATCTGCTTGTACCCGTCGGGCAGTTGGAAGGGCAGACCGTCGTCGCCGAAGAACTTCTCCGGCGCAGGGGTCGAATAGTCGGCGATGGCCAGAACCATGGTCGCGTGCTTGCGCACGCTGCCCGGATCGTTCTGCATGTACTGCTGCACGTCGGCAATGGTCGGCGTAGCCGTAGGGGTTGATGCCGTGTCGTCTCGGGTGGCCACTCCTGCAGGCATGGTCTGGATTGTGGGGTCGGTCATATGATGCTCCTTTTGCATATGCAAAAGGCCACCCCTGTCGGAGTGGCCTGAAAATGGGTTGTTTGGTTGGAGTTAGTGGCTTACGGGTCTCATGACGAGGCTGAATGTTGCGGTGCAGCGCAGGATGGCCGGGTCGCCGAAAGGCACGTCGGCAAAGGCACTTCCTGAGATGTCGTCCACGTACCCGTATTTGTTGCCGTTACCGGCCAGGGAGGCCATGCACGAGTCCATGGTCTGGATCAGCGGGCTCATGTCGGCCCAGGATCCGGCAAGCAGGTCGATGTCCACGCTCACTGAGCGTTCCACCGGGCCCATGGACCCGGACGGGCTAAGGCTCGTCTTGACCAATGGCAGCGATGCGATAAGCTGCTTGTCGTCGGGCAGGACCGTGTACGGGTGGTATTTGGTCCTGTCGGCGATCCATTGGTTGACCAGCCGCAGATGCTGCGGCCATCTGACAGGGTCCATGGTCGCCTCCTAGAGCTGCGATGCCGCTCGGCGGAAGAAATTATGCCGAGGGTAGCGTAGGGAGCCGTGCTCCTGCTCTGAGGCGTGCTCGCTGCCGGCGATCACCCGCGCGTAGGGGCGTTTGATGCCGGTGGGTGACTTGGTGCCCGGCCTGGTGCCCGTCTCGATGCGCAAGGAGTCGGCAAACTCGTCGCAGCCTTCCTGGTAGGCGAGCCTCTGGCAGATTGGCAGGAGCCTGGCGGCGATGTCGTTCAGGCCCTGGCGTACTGCCGGGCTTTCCAGGATGTTTTTCTCCAGCCATTTTTCGTCGACTGATGCTCCGCTGGTCATCGGTGGTCCTCCATCATGTACAGTTCGCTGTGCGAGCCCAGCCCGTCGGCAGGTGTGTACTCCTGCACGGCGCTGGCCAGCCGGTAATCATGCCCGTTCCATCCGATGGTGTCGTCCCCGTCGACCAGGTCGGAGAGGACGATGCCTTGCGGGCCGATGACCCGCCACCGGCCCAGGAGGATGTCCTGTTCGAAGAGCACGTCGCCCGCATTGGTGACAGGCTGCACGCTGCACCCAGTCACTGTTCGGGCGGTTGTGGTCTCCTGCGGCTGGCCGTCCACGTCGGGCGCGCCCATGGTGCGGTGCTTGATGGTGATCGTGTCCCCGTGCAGGCCGGTCATAGGATGCCTCCGATCCGGTATTTGGCTATGGCGGCGCTCCATGCGGCGCTGGTGCCCACGGACTGGGCGACGCTGTAGGTGCGGGACTCCTCCCCGGTAGTCCAGGAGGCAAGCCCGGGCATGACCTGGTAGATGGCCGCCGCCTGCTCCAGCACCGCATCCTCCACGTCACCAGGCACCGGGTCGTAGCCGTGCGTGTAGGTGACCTGGATGCTCCGCCACCCGTCCACCGGATGAGCGAAGCGGAGCATCCCGTCAGCCGACCACTCGGGATCGGCAGGCTGGCCGTTGAAAAGGACTTTGTCCACGTCCGTGACCGGCCGGACGGGCAGGCGCACGGTCCTGCCGCCCGTCCCGTCCAGGATCACCGCGTCCGTGCTCTGGATGATGGGGTTGCGGCTTTGGCCGGTGAAACGGTCGGAGGCAAGCCGCAGGCACAAGGCCAGCTTCGGGTCGTCGGGCTTGCAGTTGAGACGCTGCGCCAGATCATCCGGGGATGCCAGCGGCTTCGGCTGGTCCTGCTGTCCGCTCATGCCTGCCTCCTCACGGGTCACTTGCTGGCTGGCGCGCTGCCGGCGATGGAGGCCACGGCGATCCGCTTGGGCTCGCGGATCATGAGCATGTCCTCCTCCTCGGCCCTCACGTAGGTGAGGTTGTGGCGCGCGTCGTCCTCGTTCTGGTTGAACGCGGTGATACCCAGCGGGGTCTTGTTCAACAGCTGGACCGAATGGAAGTCGCCCACCAGGGCCTTGCCCTTGGGCACGATGCTGGAGGTGATCCTGGGCACGCCGAACAGCGTGAAGGGACCGGTGGCAAATGGGGCGTTGGACAGGTACCGGTCGTTCTTGTCCTGCATGAGGTTCAGGGCCTCGTTGTCGGCGGGGTTCAGGACGACCGCCTGGATGCTGATGCCGGGCACCAGCTGCTGCAGCTGGGTGATGGCATGGGAGACGGTGTGCACGATGTCCGTGTCGAAGGGAATGCTCACCGTGCCGGGAGTGTTCAGAATGCCGGTCGGCTGCTCCGATCCGCCGGCACCGTTCAGGACCATGTTCTCCTTGTAGGAGGCCAGGTTCCGGGTGAGCACCGTGTTGATCAGGCTGGCGATGATGCCGTCGTCGGCCAGTTCCTGGTTGGTGACTTTCACGCCGTCCGCCAAAGTGAAGGCATGGGCCTCCGCCACTTCGGTGGACAGGGTGCTCAGCGGCTTCAGATCACCTTCCTTGACCTTGGTGGCGTTGTTGGTGACTGCCGTCAGCTGACGGTACTGCACGTAGGAAGTGGACGTGGTGCCCATGCTGATCAGGGAGAGGAAGGTGTTGGGCTGCGGATAGGTCAGGTCAGTGTACCCGGGCAGCATCTGCGGCACGATGGCTCCGGGCAGAGCCGTGGACAGGGGTGCCGAGTCGGACTTGACATGCAGCTGACGGGCGACGATGTTCACATGGCCGCCGGAAAGCGGCAGATTGTCCTTGAACTCCTGATATGACTTGCTGCGGACGAAGGCTTCGCCGTAGGACTTCGCTGCGGGACGTTCCTCCGGCTCGACTGGAGAGGAGGCCTTATGCTCCTCGGTAGGGCCGGCGAGAGCCTTGAAGGCGGCCTGCGCCTCGTCGGCCTTCTTGATCCTTTCCCTGAGGTCGTCGGCCTTCTTCTTCAGGTCGAGGATCTGCGTGTTCTCCTCGTCGGTGAATTCGCGCTTCTCCTCTTGGGCCTTCACCGCCAGGGTCTTGGCCTGGGCGAGGATATCCTTCAGCTGGTCTTCGAGACTCATAGTGTTCCTTCCATGAGATTCAGTTCGGTTTCCGCCGCCCACGCGGTCAGTTCGGGCACAGTGCAGGCTTTCGCGGTCTTTTCCGCGTCCTCCTGCGGCTTCCCGTCCGCCTGAGCGGACTGGGAGGCGAGTTCTTCTTGGACGGTCTGCCTTACCAGGTCGCGTAGCCCGTCGTCAGGCTGCGTCGGGTCGGGCTGATCGTCCTTGTTTTCCGGGTTGGAGTCTTCGATTTCTTCCTTGTCGGGCTGTTCGGCTTCGGGCTGTTCGGCTTCGTCCTGGCTTTTGGTGCTTATGAGCACGGTGGCGGGGTTCGCCCCTTTCAGACATGGGCCGAGCTCGATCAGGTCGACTTTGCCGACCTGGATGATCGGCCCTTCCGGGCTGTCGACGACTTTGAAGTCGGACTCCTCGCCGGCGTAGGAGAATTCAGTGACGCGGCGATCCTTGAGGAGTTTGAAGACCTGCACAGCGGTGGGGTTGCTCATGTCCAGCTGGGCGGTGACCTCCAGGCCCTGGTCTGTCTCCTTGGCTTCGAGCACCTCGCCGATATGTGACATGGGGTCGGACCACTGGTGGGACCAGACCACGGGGATCGGGTCCCCTTTGACCTGCCATTGCGCCAGGGTGTCGGTGAAAGCCCCCGGCATGACCACTTCGCCCAGGCTGTCCACGTTGCCGAAAACGCTCACCAAGGCCGTGAACTGGCCTTTGCCCAGGCTTCCCTCATCGCCGACGCTTTTCAGCGTGGCTGCGGTGGAGCGTTTCAGAGTGTGCGGCTTCATTGGCTGCCTCCCAAATTCTGTGACCCGGAGTCGGTCGGGTCCGCTTCCGGCCCTCCCCCGCGCTTGGTATTCAACAGGTCGATGATCTGGTCGTATTCAGGCCCCATTGCGGGAAGATTCTGCTCTTTTCTGGCTTCGTTGATGCTCATGTATGGGCCTCCGACCGCCTTCTGCAAAATTTCTGCCTGCTCCGTGAAGCTGCCTCGGAGGGCTGCATTGAGGTCGAATTCGACGTATTCACGCGGATTATCAGCCACCAGGGGCACGATCTGCGCATTGAAAGCCTGCTCCAGCTGAGTGAAGATGGGACCCAAAGTCTCTTTATAGAGGGAGTCGCGGAACGCCTGCGTGCTTGAATAGTTGGCTTCCCTGGCTCCCACCATTTCGGGGGGCACATGGTAGGCGGACGCCACTTCGATGTCCGCCAGGGTGCGCCCCTCCACCTCTTGTGCGTCCTTGGGGCTGAAAGCCTCGACCTTCTCCCAGTGGATGCCCTGCAGGACCGGCGACCGGCCCTCCTTGCCGCCGTTTTCCAGGTAGTCACCAATGTCGGCTTCCAGTCGGCGCTGGGACTCGTCGTCCAGCTTTTCCATTTCAGGGTCCATGGCGAAGATGCCGGGGATGCGTGCCCCGTTCTTCCAAATCGCCTGCCGCCATTTGACCGACTCTGCGTACTCGCGCAGGGTCTGGCTGAGCGTCTGCATCGGGGAGACGCCGTTGGCGCTGCCGTATCCCTTATCCCAGAGGACACCATCCAGGCCTACGGTGTTGCTCTTGTTGTCGGCGGTGGTCAGCTGGATGGCGTGGACATCCTCGAAGCCGGTCCAGGTGAAGCGCCACGTGTAGGCGGGCATCCGGTACAGCTGCCATCCGCTGCGTGATGTGGCGGACGGCAGGAGCTTGGCGGCGAAACGGTCGTAGACCAGCATGTCGCAGATCAGGTCGAACCAGAACCGGTAGGCCCCGTGGTAGGCGGTCGGGTATTTGACCAGATCGTATAAAGGCCCGTCGGTGACCAGAGGCCGGTCGTTGTCCCCGTCACGCCGGTATACCTTCATGGGGATCCTGGCGGCGTTGCGGGCGATGAATTCCACGGTTTTGCGCACGCTGGGCTGGGTGGCGAACACGCTCATGGCCTCCGTGTTGGCGGACAGGGGCATGCCCGGGTCCACCACGTACCATCGGCCGCGCACCGTGCCCGTCTGGAAGTCCTGGACGGACTTTTCAGCATGTTTGCGGTGTTTGAAGGGCCAGATCATGCCGTCCTCCTTATGCGTACAGCCCGTGCGAGGCGTAGGGGTTGGGTTTCAGGGTCTTCCTGCGGGTCATGGCCTCGGACAGAGCGTCGCAGATGGCGGCCACGCCGTCGATCTTGTCCCTCGAGTCCCTTTTGTTGGGCTGCACGTTGCCGTTCTCATCGGTCTTGACCGCCAAGTTATCCACATTCCAACGCAGCACCGGGTTGCCGCCATGCTCGAAGAGCGGATGGTCGGCGGTGCCGGTCAGCAGGAGCCTCTGCAGCTCCTTGAGCACCGGTGAGAGGGTCTTGAACCCCTGCCGCACAGGAGTGAGGCGTTCATCGGACAGGCCGGACTCCTCCAGGTCGTTGACCACCTGGGTGGCATTCCACGGGTCGTAGCCGATGGTCTGGATGCTGTAGGCCTCAAGGTCGGCGCGGATCTGCTGCTCGATGTACGAGTAGTCCGTCACATCGCCAGGCGTGGGCACCAAAAACCCGTCACGCACCCACACGCTGGCATTCCCGGAGGTCCTCCGGTCCAGATCATCGACCGCAGCCTCCGGGCACCAGAATCGCATCCGACACTTGTACCCTTCGCCTTCCGGGAAGAGCAGGCACCAGGCGGTCAGGTCGGACACGGAGCCCAGATCCCAGCCTCCGTAGCATTTGCGGCCTTGGAGCCGTTGCTCATCCAGGGTGCCGGCGTTCCTATCCCAGGCTTTCAAAGTCAAAAACCTGGTCTCCTGCTTGGTGCGGATGCCCAGGTGGAGTCGAAGGTAGTTGGCCAGTTCGGCGGGCGAGTTCTTAGCCCTCCTTGCCGCCTCCTGCAGGTAGTCGGCGGACGGGGAAACACCGTAGCCGGGGTTGGCTTTCATCTGCGTCTCGACTGCGAAAGGATCGTCGTCCTCGTCAGCGCCCCAGACGACCCCGTACCAGGACTGGTCCTTGATGGTGCCGGCTGCCAGCTGCTCCACATAGTGGCGGGTCTCGTCGTAGATGGTGCCGGACTTGCCCGCATCAGGGGTGGTGATCCTCACGCCCAGCGGCTGTGTGCGGGAGCCTCGACCGGTCTCCAGGGTGCGCACCAGGTCAGGGGTCTTGTACACGTGCAGCTCATCGCAGATGAAACAGTGAAGGTTCATTCCGTGCGCCGCGTCGGCGGCCGAGCTGATGACCTCCATGTAGCTGCCCGAAGCCATATGCACGATGCGCTTCTGATGCGCCTTCATCACGCCTTTCAGCGCCGGGGTTTTCTCGACCAGCTGTTTCACCGGCTGGAAGACGAAGCCCGCCTGGTGCTCGGTGGAGGCGGCGCACACCACCTGCGCACCCTCCTCCCCGTCAGCGCCCAACATGTACACGGCAATCCCGCCCGACAGGGTCGATTTTCCATTCTTGCGAGGCACGTCCACATACAAGTCATGGATGATCCGCACGATCTGACCGTCCGAATTCCGATGCACCCAGCCGAACACCGGGGCCAGGATCCAGGCGATCTGCCAGGATGCCGGGTCCAGGTGCCGGCCGGCCCACTTGCCCTGCGTGTGCCTCAGCACGTGGAAGGACATGAGCACCCGGTCGACCCGCTCAGGGTCGAAGTAGGCTCCTTCCACATCACGCGGCTCGGCGGTCTTGATCTTCGGAGTCTGCCACTCCTCGGGGAGGCTGATCCCACGGGAGAGCATGTACCAGGCGACCTCCGGAGACAGCTTCAGACGGCCCAACTCCTCCTGGGAGGGCATCTCGAAGTCGTCGACCATCCGGTAAGGGCTAGGCAGGCATGGCGAACGGGTTTTCCTCCTGGTCGCCATCATCATCACCCATCCCTGAAATATCGCCTTCCGCCGCAGGGTTCAGCCCAAAGTCACGGGCAAACGTATGGATGTCAGAACGAGCGGCCTTCAGCGCGCTCACCGCCGGATGAGGCTTGGGGACACCACTGTCGGTGACCACCGACAGGCCGCCGTTCGCCTGCAGCTCCTTGACCGCCTCACGCATCTGCCAGACCGCCGTACAGTAGGCTTCAAGGCTGGGACCATCCACCTTCTTGAGGATGCCAAGCCGGTCCAGAGCCTCCACGACCTGCTTCCACGTGCTCTTAGCCGCACTCGGCATGTAGGAGGGCATCTTCGGACGCTCACGTTCGAAGTCCGGAGCCTTCTTGACCTTCCGACCGCCCGAATCACGGCCATCCCCACGACCATTGATCAGCCTGAGCTTCGGCGGAGTTGGTGATGGGCCTCTGCGTCCCATAATCCCTCCAATCAAGCCAAAACCGGCCAAAAACGAAAACGAAAACCTGAGACGCGAAAATGCGAGTTTCGGCGGCGCGGAAACCATGGACAATGTCCATGGTATCGACCCCCTACCCCTGTCATGTCAACGATCCAGCTGGTCGAAGATCCTGGCCGCCAAGCCGGACCCTCGTCCCTTGTGCCCGCGTCTGCGTCTGGCGGCGAGGGTCTTGGCCGCGTGGCAGTCATGACAGAGAGACAGGAGATTGGCAAGGTCGTACAGGCTGCCCCCGTCGGCGATCTCCCAGACGTGGTCCACCTCTTTAGCTGGCTTGCCGCATCGTACACACTTGTGCCGGTCTCGGTCGAGTGCTGCCTGCCTGGCTTTGCGCCAGGCTGCGGGGTCGAGCTGCCTGGTGTGGGCTGAGGGTCTGCTCCATGCCGGCCTCTGGTGTTGTGCGCATCTGCCATCCTTGACTGCCTTGGCTGTGCAGCCCTGGTAGGTGCATCTGCCTTTGGGTCTGGTGGGCATCATAGCAGCTCGATGCCCAGATCCTGCAGGGCGTGCAAATATTCGTCCTCGTACATGCGCAGTGGCCAGGCTTTGAGCGCGTCCTCGCGTGTGACTTGCATGCCTTGGCCTTGCATGGTGTCGGCTATGCGGGTGAGCTGGTGGGCGATGGCGTGCAGGTCGTCCGCCCGTCTGCCTGCTTCCGGCGGTTCAACCATGTGGGTATTCGGATTGTTTTGCTTCATTTTCCAAGGCTTTCTCGGCGTGTCGTACTTGAATACTTTAACGAGTTTGTTATTATAGTAATTGTAATCAGAAAGGAGGAAACCAATGGAAAACATCTGGGCGGCAATCAGCTCCATCGCTTCGGCGGTGTCGGCGATAGCCGCGGTCATCGCCATCATCGAAAACAGGAAGCGATGACATGACAGAGGGGTTCCGGTTGCCCATAGAAACCGGAACCCCCGTCTTCCAGACTAAACCAAAGGAAACAAATCATGAACAGGTTCAATACATTCGGATGGATCGCTCTAGCGCTAGGCGTCTGCAGCCTCGCCCTCGCCTTCTGGCAGCCGATCCCGGCAGGGGTCTTCGGAATGACCGCTGGCTCGTTCGGGCTTGCGGCGGGACGCAGGCAATGACCCGCAGGTACCTCAGTATGACGCAGGTGGCCGAACGCCTGGGCGTGACCCTTGGCGCGCTCTCCCACTACAGGCTGCCTGCGCCTGACGTGTACGTGGGGCGTACCCGCGGCTGGAGTGAAAGCACCATCGACGAGTGGAACGCCGCCAGGCCAGGCCGTGGGGTCGGCGGCGGCAGACCACGCAAGAAAAAATAGGGTCTTGCCTGGCTCGCGTCCAAGGTTGGGTTTGTGGCGTGGCCAGGCAAGGATGATGCCCGCAGGGAGAAGTCAAGGGGAAGACCTGCGGGCAAGTGCTGACAATGGGGCAAGTGACGCGGCTTATGCTGGTGTCATGTGTCAGTATGATCCGGAGTGTCCGGTGCATCGTCATCGTCCTGGGACGACGTGTCCTGTGGTGTATCGCAAACAGCGTGCTGCTATCCGGGCCGGCAGCAGTGGAAAGCGATGTGGTTCAGTATTTTCGTGAACGCAATCATCGTGGCGTTCGTTATCGTCTCCATTACCCACCCTGAATGGATCGACGCCATTGGCGACTGGCTGGCGTGGCTGCGGCCATCACTGTTTGGTCCGACTGCCGGTCAGTGACTTTGACGCTTTGAAGCTCTGGATATCCGACATTGCTAGGCTTATCCACAACCGTAGCCTGGTTATCCACAACCGTCCGATGCTGCCGTCAACATCTCTTATACTTGGCTGTATGACGCATCATCCTCATGAGGCATACGAAGACGCCGAAGTCTTGATCATGGCCAAGACGTATCCGACGCATTCACGCGAGTATAACGAGCTGGTCTGCACTGCGGGGCTGCGAATCGATAAAATCCCTTATACCTTTATCAGGCTGTATCCGATACCGTTCAGACAGCTCGAACGGGAATCCCAGTACAGCAAATGGGAAATAATCAACGTCAGAATCCGCAAAAGGGATAATGATCATCGTCCGGAAAGCTATGAGGTGGAGCCCCGTAGCATACACCCAACTGGTAACATAATTCGACCGAATGATGGCTGGCGCGATAGATGCTCATATTTGAAAGATTTCTTCGCGCAGACTGACTCCTGCACGCTACTCCGTAACGCGAAAGTGAACAAGACCGGAGCCCAGTCGCTGGCTCTCGTGAAGCCGCGCAAGATTGAGAAAGTGACTCTTGAGATCAATCCCGATTACCGGAAAGCACACGAGAAAGGCGTCGATGAAGAGGAGGTGCTCACGCTGTTCGGACCCGAATTCCATCGCGTGTATCCGTCCCCGGTCTCTCTCAAATACAAGTACTACTGCCAGGACGCTAATTGCCGTTCGCATACTCAGTCAGTAATCGACTGGGAGGTTCAAGCAGCAGCATATAAACGATGGGTAGGAGAAGACCCTCGAGAGGCCCTGGAATTCATCCAAGACCGATTCATCGAACATTTCAAAGACAGAGATCTGTGGTTTTTCGTCGGGAATGTGCATAAGCGTCCTGCCGACTTCATGATCCTCTCGTTCTTCTATCCTAAACGAGGAGTGATTAACTTGGAACAGTCTACGCTATTCGCCTGAGCAGTTCTTTTATCACGGAACGGTGGCATTGACCTTCGTTCTTTTCGAAGCACAAGAGCATTATGCGTTCCTGTGACGAAAGATCGGCCAGGTATTGCAACGCTTCCCTGGATTCGGCGTTGTCCATGGCCTTCTCGTAAAGCTGCTTGGCATTCATTTGTTCGGACAGCGAAGATGAGGTAAAGCCGGCCCTGTTGGACTTCGGGTTTCCCAGGGCCTTGAGATGAATGTAATTGATCCCCTCCATACCGAGCCATTGGCTGAGGTGGGCCTTGGTGAACCCGGGCTTATGCGACCATGGAGTGAGCCGCACGTCCACTACGGTGGTGATTCCCCAGTCCGTGCAATCCTTTACCAGATCCGGGAATTCCTTGCCTTCATAACCCCATCCCATGATCCGGTTCTTATGCCGGCTCAAGGTCTGTGGTCTACTTTCCATCATCGACGCGCCAGTTCCATTCATCATCATCACCATTGTAGCGAAATGCAACATCAATAACAAAGGGCCGGACGCTTTTGCCCGACCCTTACAATAAAACCAACTGTAACAGTTATACGGCAACAGGCCGGTTTTGTCAAGCTCTACAGCTCATGCGCATGCTATGAGCTCACTCGTATCGAACACCCACTTTCCGGGCTCCTCTGTTTTGACCGCCGAGGGCAGTTTTCCGCGCTGCAGCCACATGGTCACCTGCTTGCGATTTACTTTCCTCCCGGTCTGCCATTGCGTCCAGTCGGCTGCGTCCTTGGGCGTGCAGGTGATGGTCCGGCCTTTGAGCTCCTCCATCCTGGCTTGCCTGATGGCTGCCACGCTCCACACGCTGCCGCATGCGGGGCAGGCGGCCATCTGGTCGTCGGGAAGTCCCGTGATGTCGGCTCCGCACTCCGGGTTGAGGCAGTGCCCGTGGATGATCCGATCCTGTGGCGGCGTTGTGCGCAGTTTGACCCGGTGGAGCGCGTTGGTCAGGCACTTGTAGTCTCTGCCGCTGTTTGGCGCGTCGGCAAGCCTGCCCATCCGGGCTGCCAGTTTGGCGAGCAGCTGTGGGGCTTTGCTACCCCAGAGGCCGATGTCGCCGGCCACATCCTGGATGGTATCCTCCACCTGGTCGTACAGGTCGGCGGCGCTGATGTCGATGGGCGTGGGGGCAAAGGCCGGGTGCGAGGCTCCCCCGCCATGATCTGAGTAGCGGATCTCTCGCCGCTCCATGCTCTTGAGATCCTGCATGCCGAGCCTGAGCCGGTGGATGGTCTTGGCGAGCTCCTGCCGGTGGGTCTTGCACAATGGCCCTCTGGGCAGGCCCTCGCAGATCGGGCATCGTGGTGTGGTCAAAACTCCAGTCCCTCCATGTCGATATTGATGCTAGCGGCTTGCTGATGTAACTCACGCGAGACCGTCTCCCGCATGGCTTGGATCACGGCCGGCGAGTATCCGTATTTGCGTTTCAGCTCCTCGTCGTTTGCGCCGCTGCGGATGTCCTGCAGGGCCTTGGCCTGCTGGCTGGCGCGAGTCATGACTCCTCACTGAATGTGGTTGCTTTCATGTCTGGGCCCACGTCTGCTGGCTGTCCGACGATGGTGACGTAGCTGCTGGCGATGCTGTTGACGATGATCATGGCTATGTCAAAGGCGAAAATCAGACAGACTGACATTGCCGCCCAGTTGTGCGTACTGATGCTCTTCCCGATTTCGATCCCGTTCAGCAGCTCGCCAAGCGCACATAGGATTATCAGCCAGTATTTGGGCCTGTATTTGACGATTCTCATGCTTGCTCCTTTAAATTTTTGAATCTTCCAGGTCGGGTCCTGGGACTCGCTCGTCCAGGTCGTCGTCGGTGTGCCAGTGTTTCGGGCAGTAGTCGCGTCCGTCGTTCCGGTGCAGCCATTTGCCGTCGTTGTCCGGGTCGGCGAACATGATCACGGCGCTGTCGTAGCTCTCCCAGGCGCTGTACTCGCCATCATGGGCGGTCTGGTCGCATCCGGGCCAGTCGCAGGCCAGCGTGTGTGCGGGAAAGGTCATGTCGCTCATGGCTGCTCCTCGGGATCAGGCCCGGGCACACGGTGCGGCCATTTTTTGCCGTGCCAGTCGTAGTGCCAGTGATCCGCGCAGTAGTCCCGCCCTGTGGCCGGGTCGTGCATGAACTCCTTATCGAAGAAATCGTCGTACTCCTCGTCCGGCAGGTAGGCCCACATGCTGACGGCCTCCTCGTAGGTCGAGTTGCCGTCGTACAGGTCGTCCTGCGCGGTCTCCTCGCAGCCGGGCCAGTCGCAGGCCAGGCGATGATAGGTCAGCACACGGTCGCTCATGCCGCTCCACCCAACGTATCTGTGAGGCTTATGGCCCCGATCTGCGCCTGTCCCCTGCCGACGAAGCGGTGCCGCTTCGGGCGAGGCTTGGCGGGCTTGGGCGCTTCAATGGCCTGCCGGTGCGCGGCCTCCACAGCCAATTCGTGCGCCTCCTGGACAGGCACACCCTGTCCCGCCTCCCTGATGAGCCTTCTCCGGTACGCGAGTGCCTGGTCCGGTCTGATGCCGGCCTGGTCCATGAGTCGGCCGATCTGCGCCTGGTCGGGGATGCGTGCGGCTCTCATCCGTTTGGTGAGGATGTTCACGTCGCCCGAGCGCATCCAGTCGGTTCCGGGGTGGGAGCCGTAATACTGCTCCACGGCTGCGAGCGCGTCCTGTGGGTTGACCCGGTCGTCCAGCTCATGCCAGAATTGTTGGGCGTCCGTGTCGTCGAAGGGGGCGTTGCCGTGGTGGCTCATGATCTTGGCGTACACCAGGGCTGCCTCCGAGTATTTGATCCGCTTGCTCATGCGGTCGGCTCCTTTCTTGTCTGCTGTTGGCGTTCCTGTTCCTGGTCCAGGGCCAGGGCGCGTGCCACGACCTGACGGTTGTGGTCCAGGTTCTGCTGGCTTCGGCTGGTTGTCTGGCCTGGTTGGCGCGCTCGCGGTTTGGGTTTGTTCTTCCATCCGCCGGCTCTCAGCCAGTTGCCTAGGGTGGGAACGTATTGGGGGTCGCGGTTTTCGTTGGCGAGGATCTGCGCGCCGTTGAGGAGGGCGGCGAAGCTGGTGTGCGGGCTTTTCCGGTGCAGGACGCGCTTGAGCTCCCTCAACCCGTCGTCGGGGTTGTCGTGGTTCGGGTAGATGCTCATGATCTGCTCGTACTCGCGGGTGGGCTGCGAGGATGGCTGCCGGTATTCGGGTTCGTCGTCGCTCCCGCCCCCCGCTGGGGGGCTGTAGGGGGATTTATCGTTAGATAAATCTTCTTGTGTTCTTGTGTTCTTGTGTTTTGTCCGACTCAGGTCGGATTCATCCGTCTGAATGCCGTCTGAATCTGGGGCTGTGCTGTCTGAATGGTGGCTGTGCTTGCGTTTCCGGTAGTCTTCGGCGTTCTTCTCGCGCTTCTTCTCCACCTGGTCGCGCCGGCAGTTGTGCTCCGTGTAGTCGTGGATCACATATCCTTTGTCCCCGTCGGGCTCCAGCAGGTCGACCGCGCACATCGCCTCGATCTCCTCGTCCGTGACCCCCAGCACGTAGCGCAGGTCCCGACCGGGGATACGCCCGTCGGTCAGATTGTCCGAGCAGTAGGCGATCGCGAATACGAACGCGCCCACAGCCGACGGGCAGCAGGCCCGCAGTTCACGGATCTTGCCGTTCAGATAGAAGTCGTTCTTCAGCTTCGCGTATCCGCGTCTACCGGCCATGGCCGCTTCCTCCCTTCCTGCCTCGATGGAAGCCGCAGGACCAGGCGTGCCCGTTGTGCAGGTTGCTGCCGGAGTAGACTCCCGTCCGCCCGCAGTCGCACCGGCAGTACCAGCTGGTCCTTCCGCTTCGCTTGCCTGCATACCCGAGCACGGTCAGCCTCCCGTACCGGCCTCCGCTCAGATCGATGATGGGCCTCCGGCAGTCAGGCACGCGGATCATGGGCCTGCTCTTCCTTCGCCGGCCAAGCAGATCATTACTGGATGCGCGCACCTTGCGCCCGGAGGCGACCCAGTGCAGGCGACGCTCATACTCGCCCCGACTGAATGTGGGCTCGCGCAGCGTCCGGGCGATCATCAGGGTCTGCTCATTAAGCCATGTCATGGTGTCCTCCCATCCAGGCGAGCAGGACAGCCGCCGCCAGAAGGGCCAAGGTCTGCAGATCATCCGTGTTCATGGCCAGCCTTTGGATAGATCCTGGTCTCGACCCCAGCCGCCACAGCACGCCGGACCATGTCCCAAGTGCCCAGACTCGGGCCGTCCGCGAGCGCGTTGGGGAAAGCCAGGCACAAGTGCGCCCCATGGTCGACCATGGTCTGATTGCTGACCTCCACAGCGTCCTGGGGGTGTTGTTTGGAGTCACCAGGGTAGGTTTCGAAAGGCACGTCGTATTCCTTGGCGAATCTTCGGGCCAACGCGTCTATCCCATCGGGGCAGCCGCCCTGGATGATGACCAGACCCCACGAGCGGCTCCAGAAATCACCGATGTCAATCAGCATGTCGGACATTCTGTCGTAGTCATCCTGGGAGTCCCGCTTGCGTCCGCCAGTGATGATGATGCGCCTGTCACGCATGGCTGTCCTCCTCCTCTTCGATGCGGTGTCCGGTGATGATCACCTGCCAAGTCCTGGGTCGTCCGGTCGGCTCCCCGACCATGAAAATGTGCTGTTTGACGTACTGGTATGAGTCGTCGGCCAGGATGCCGGCCTGGACCAGCCCGTCCTCCAGGTGCTTGACGGTCGGGTACAGGTTGGGGGCGTCGGCTTTGGCGGTGCGCCTGGGGTATCTGATCACGGTGAGCATGTCGATGGGCTCGCTGACCGTGTTGGGCATGCGTAGGTTCCGGCCCTTGATGTAGCCGAGCCTTCTCAGGTCTCTGGCCCTGGCTGCGTTCGCATGCACCACTCCCTGGCTGCCGTTGCTTTTCAGCAGGAGCCCCTTGGGCACGTCGATGGCCACGCGGAATAGTTCCGTGCCGAGCCGGCTCATGCGATCACCCGCTCGCCTGGATGCGGGTCAGAACTCGGGCTCGTCATCGTCGGCTCCTCCCCATGGATCCTGCGGCGGCAGGGTCGAACCCTGCGCCTGCCGGCCACCGTTGCTGTTGGTGCTGGTGGGGTTCTTGGTCACCTGGGCGGTGTTCCGGGACAAGGCGGGCCCGATCTCGTCAAGGTGCAGCTCCATCACGCTCCGGTTGTTGCCGTCCCTGTCCTGGTAGGAGCGTTGCACCAGCCGGCCGTGGGCGACCACCCGCATCCCCTTGGTCAGGCTGGCCTGGATGTTCGAAGCCATGGGACTATAGGTGGAGTCCCAGGCCGAGCAGCGCATGAACAGCGCCTCACCGTCCTCCCACTGGCTTGTGTTCCTGTCGTACTGTCTGGGCGTGGACGCGATGGTCAGGTTCGCCACCGTGCCCCCGTTGGACGTGGTGCGCAGCACCGGGTCGGCCGTCAGATTGCCCACCACCGTCAGATACGTGTCTCCAGCCATTTCTCACTTCCTCCATCTGAAAGGCTTGAAATTTATCGGATCATCCGCGTGCTGATAGCGCCTGGTCGTGCGATGCAGCTCCTCCGCCTCCTGGTTGCACATATATCCGTGCCACTGTGCGCGAGCGCAGGAGGAGGAATGGCACCGGTCACACACGCCCGACGTGAGGTGCGCGCAGGCGGCGCACGGACAGTCGCCTCTTGCTGGCAGGCTCATGAGCGTTCACCTCTCTCCAGGCACCAGCCAAAGCACGCCAGGGCAGCCAGATCAACGAGGCCCAACTGCGGGTATACGATGGCCCACATGGTGCTGAAAAAGCCCAACGTGCCGCAGACGGCGGCAGCCAGCTGCCATCTCATCATCGGCCCACCATCCGTGAAACACCCTTGAGCGGCATATGTTCCTCCACATCTTCGTCGGCAACAAACTCAGACATCCAGGAGCGATCGATCGGGGTTGGATGCCACCGGGTCAGATGCAACCACTTATCCTTGCCGTCCTCGAAACGGATCCACAGGTCGCCGTCCGCATCCTCATAGATGCCCAAAGCATCAGGTATCCGTGTCATCACTCGTCACTCCCCTCAACCTTGTAAGGCTCCGGCAATCCAGCCTCGTCGGGATGGTTAGAGCTCCCCAGGGCCATCCGCATGGGGACGATCATGCCGGCTACCCGCTCGTCTTCGCTCATCACCCACCAAGCGCGCGCCGACGCGCTGTCTCCTCCTATGGATGGGGCCAGCATGATACGGATGGAGCCTTCCGGCATGACCGCAAGGATCACGCCCTCCAACAGCTCCGCATTGAAGGACACCTGCGCGTAGCCTGTCCGCGCCCGAGTGAAAAGATGGGCGACATCCGGATAATCCAGGTCGTCAGGCTCCCTCCACCGTTCCGCGTCCATCAGGTCCCATGAGGAGAGAGCGCCGACAGCCCTTGACCATTGGGCCATGTTGGTCAGAATGTCAGGCTTGGTGTTCTCGCTGTCGTTGTATGCCGGCTGCAGATCGATCCAGCTGTCGTCCGGCACATCAAGACCGGACACATCCCAGCGGATGGCGATAAAACGGTTCGTGTAGTAGGCGTACTTGCCCTGCTTGGAAATCCTGCACAAGGCTGGACGGTCATAGCCCGTGGCCTTGGCCCATGCGGCCAGCTGACGAGCCTGTTTGCGGGACACCAGCAGAGGCGTGCGATCCAAAATGCTGCTCATCAGGCGGCCCTCCCGTCAGAAGCGGGAGTCTTCGACATCAAATGCTGGACCAGACCCTCAAACGGACCCGTGCCATCGTGCTCCTCAGCCTCCCCGTCCACGAAATGCACGGGAGTCAAAGGCATCAGGATAGACATATACTTATCGTTCCTGGCGGGCTTATCGAGAGCATCCGGATCCACGTGCCGCCAAGGCCCACCGTCTGCCGACTTCGCGGACCTGGCCCAAAGCCTTCCCAACGTATCCTTGTAAAAACCCGGCTTCGCGGGCACCTTTACCTTGCGTCGCAACGCGAAGGACACCAGGCTCAAGTCGACGAGCATGCGTCCGGGAGCATCCGTGACGACCTGCGGATGGTAATCGCCCGGCCAAGCCTTTTCCACGGTACAGAGCCGGCCATTGACCACCACAGCGTCGCCATGACGCACGTCCTTGACCTCGATCCGGTCCCAGTCACGCTCATCCCACACCAGGCCCAGGTGCTTGATGCCCTCGAGAAGATGCCATCGCTCATCCTCGCCACACACGAACACCTCGATGCATCCGCCCGAGTAGATAACGCCGTCAGGCCTTTTCAAAGTCAGATCGGGCGAGCCCATCCGCACATAGCCGGACGATTGGTCGTAAGCAAGACGACCATCCACCACCGTTCCGTCATCAAACACGACGCGCACATGCTTACTGGCAAACGCATCGTGTTCCAAGTCGCTATACCATTCACTCATTTGTCTTCCTTTTACGATTTATTGATTTGATTGCCTTCCGCCGTCTCTTCAGCGAGCGCCGGCGGTGATAATGATTGCTACTGATTGCGTGCTGTCGGCTGCCGACGATCAGCGCCCACAGGCTCACCCGCTCCAGACTGTCCGCCGCATCATCCAGCAGATCGTCCACCTCGTCAGCGTCATAACCCTGATGCAGCCAGCCGCGCGTAGTCAACAGCCTGGTTCGGATCTCATGGGGTGTGATCAGAGCCATCAGACCCACCCCCCAGCCCATAGAGGGCACGAGTCGCAGGATCAAGACGCTCCAAATCAAGCAAAGCAAGCTCAGTCGGGGTCACGATTCCTGCTCTCGCTCTTTGCGAACCGCGCGGAAAGGCCAGGACTCCACCTCAGCCTGCAGGTCAGTAGCCAGGAAACCGCCGTTCGCGCCCGGCTTGGGCTCCCGGTACAAGCGTCCGAAGCGCTTCTCGAAAGCGTCCTTGCTGTACGGGGTACGGGCCATGGCCTGCTCCTTGTTCAACAGCTCGAAAATCACCGGCGTACCCTGCGCTGCACTCCTGCTCATGCGGCCACCCCCATCTCTGCGAGCGCATAACGTGCGCACCGGTGCCCTGCACGGCTAACCCCGTTCCGGTCTGTCACAACCACCACACCCTTGCCGGCCAAAGCCTTGACAGTCTCCGCCTGCATGCGGGTCACATTCACTGTTTCCGCCGCCTCATAGGACGTGTCAGGGTCTCCTCTGCGCGTCGGAGCGGCTGGTACACTTGATGTTGACATTGGATGTTTACTCACTTTCTGTGTCGTTGCCGCAGCTGCAACTGCGGCTTTCTTCTTTTGTGGGAAAATGCTGTTATGCATTGGATGGAAAGCTTCACGGGGACCACGGCAGCATGGGTGGCCGCATTCATTTCCTTCATCAGCGTGGTAATCAACCTCTGGATACCAAGCAGGCATCGGCCGCAGGCATCGTTCACACTGATCGAGCACCCAATCCCCGGAGCGGCTATGTACCAGCTCCACAACGACGGAGGGACCGGGGTCTACCGCATCTACGTGGGGTCCCACAGGGCCTTTCATCTTCGCAACCTTGGGGATGGTGCCGGCTACAACCTGTCCATAACCTTCGTGGACTGCCGCGGGAGATCGGCCATCAGGACGGGATTGGACTCCTTGGACATCGCCACAAACGGCGTCTTCTCCACAAACGACAACCTGTGGGTATTTGTGGAAAATGACAGTCTTTGCGAATCCAGCGCCTTGGAAGTGCATTGGGTCACACCTCCGACCCGGCTGAACCATTGCCGCTACCAGCGCATTTCAATCCCTGCGACCCCTCACAAATGGGGCATCGCCGGCAGGATCTCCGAAACGGGTAGACAGTGGTTCCTGCATCGGAGCTGGCACCATCGTAACCGGACAAACCAGCTGCGCTACCAGTAGAGCTATCAAGCAAGTGGCACACGCACGCCGTAAGGTCACTCAAGGTTCTCCGGCAGTCGTCGAGCATCCAGCCGTCAAAATTCTCAGCACGCCGCAAACGTGAAACACTCACCGCATTGCACACCGTCGAGATGGCAAGACAAACAATCGCCGCATCCTGTAGCAGTTCGGACCAATCCATGTCACGCCGCCAACCCGTTGTAAGACAGATCTTGCCTATGCATGGAGGCGTCGAATTCCGCTGATTTAATCAAATCGTCAAAGGTGATACCAAGCCATTCAGCCACCTGATTCAGATCCTCGGTTGAAAATGGCCTCTGAAACCTGAACCGCTCGTATACATATTTCGGGTCCCTGCCCAATGCTTTTGCTACGTCCTTGCCGCTGTACCCGCAACGGGCCGCTTCCGCCCTCACTGCCCGGATGACCCGGGTGGAGGATTGTTTAAGTCTCATTTCTGGCACACCTTGATAGTGCCATATTTGGGACTATCTGTCAACTCAAAACGGGACATATTGTAAAAAGTGCCAAATTTGGTTACTATGAGGACTATGAAAAAGCTAGACACGTTCACTGACCAAGTAATCAAAACGATTGAGTCCACCAGGCAGGAGGTGGGCATGACGACCCAGGAGCTCATCCGACGCTCCGGCATCAGACGATCCACGTTCTTCCGAAAGATGCGCGGGGATACCAGCTTCACCACCGAAGACATCGATGCACTGGCCAAGGCTATGGGCGTCGATCCATTCCTTATCCTCAGCAACGCGGCCGAAAGAGCCGATGCTGCGAAAAGGACTGACATGGACCTCTCCCAGCTTCCCGAGGATGAGAAGGTGGCCTACGTACTGGACAAGATCAAGGCCGGCGACCAGACGCTGGCAGCCATGAACGACCCGAACAAGGAGAAGGAGGCAGAAGGCGGCGATGGCAGATAAGGGCCCAAGGCTCCTGGACGGCCTGACCTCGACAATGACCTACGGGCAGATGCGCCACTACGCCAACACCCTGAACGTCACCATCAGCAGCGCACTCCTGCCGGCAGGCATGCCAGGCTTCTACGATGAAACCACCAGGACCATCCTCATCGACAGACAGCTCATCTACTGCCAGAAACGCTGCACCCTCGTCCACGAGCTCATCCACTGGAAGCACGCCGACGCCACCAGGGCCGGCGTATACGGCGCACGCCTGGAACGCAGGACACGACGAGAAACCGCACTGAAGCTCATCAACCCACTCGAATACCAGACGGCCGAAGCCATGTACGAAGGCGACCCCTACCAGATCGCCTGCGAACTCGACGTCACCCTCCAAATCATCCAGGACTACCAGCACATACTCGATTCAAGCCAGACGCACTGCAAAGTTCAGAACTAATCCTAACAAGCATGATCACCGTACAGAACAGCAGGTAGTCTGCTGATAGTCATAGAAGACTGAAGGAAGGACCGAAGTTGAAGAGAAAAGGCATGGTGGCAGCCTCTACCGCATTGCTGCTCGCACTCGCTGGATGCGGAAGCCAGGGGTCGGATGCCTCGGAGCATAAGCCTGATGATGGAGGAGCGAAGACTGCGCAGACAGCGCCGTCGAAAGGGGGGCCCACAATCAACTCCAGAGGCAACATCGTCAAGCACGTCAACGAGAAGGCCGGGGCCTTCTCCGCTGACGGCAAGACCGAGGTGGCTAACTGGACTGTTACAGGCATCAACAAGGACTTCAAGTGCACGAAGCCCGACCCGCAGGCATCGATACAGGGTCATTTTGTCGCTCTGGATGCCACAGTGAACACAACTTCAGCCCTCAAGGGCAACTTTGGGTTTGGGAACGGGAGCACTTGGCAGTACATAAAAAAGGACGGAAGCGTGTGGAACGAGGACCCGGAGTCGATCCCCAGCGCCAACTGCGTCCCCGACGCGGACCATCTGCCTGCCAACATGGGGCCAGGTCTTAAAGCCACAGGAAAGGTCATCTTCGACCTTCCGGACACCGATGGCTATCTGGTGTTCCCCTATACGGGCGAAGACGGTCTGCGCACGACATGGGAGTATCCGCTCCAATGAAGTTCGGTATGCGCAAGCCCAGCCCCCGACGCTCCCTCAAGGCGCGAACCACAGGCAAGTGGAAGCGGCAGGCGAAGAAGGCCCTCATACCCGGATACGGAAAGAAGGGCATGGGGTGGATACGGAACCCCAAGAAAGCCGCCTACAACAAGGTCTACCGGAAGACAACGTTCAGCATCTGGGACCTGTTCAAGTAAGACAAAATATGAGCCCCGCTTCGGCGGGGTTTTTCTATGCTCGCGTTACATTTGTTTAGCAGCTGTGTCCTGCGAAACATCCTCTTCTTGACTGGTTTTGGCTCCGGGAATCTGAAACATCCTCCCAGCCTGGGTCATGTACTCAGCCTCCTCGTCTGCATATTGATTCTTCTTAGGGAAAATGCTTCTGGTAATGACCAATACGATGCCGATAACTTCCACAACGCAGGAGCTGAGCCAGGCCAACATGACTGTATCAGTGTGCGCGTTATTCCACATAAAGCAAGCCAGGAATATGTCGCTGGCAATAAGCTGCACGCCCACCATCAAGAGCAAGGCGTTCCCCAGCTTGTTCCTCAGTTTGTTCTCATCTTTGACGCGCTCGTTGAGCGCCTCCCTGCGGTCACCTTCCAAGCGCTCAAATCTTTTCTGGATTGGCTCCACAGCAAGGTTCGTGCCCTCATCATCCGAACCAGAGATATTGCCGTTATACTTCTCTAAAGGGAGAGAACCGTCAGAAGGCGACCCACTTTCTGACGGGAACGGAGTGCTGTCTTCATCAGACACAGACCCTTTTGCCGAGTAGTCCTGATAGATGCGGATTGCCTCGTCATCCTCGCCACAGTGTGAATTATCTCCGCTGCCCTCGGAACCCACGGTGCGCTACCTCAGGAGTCCTAAAGTTGAAAGCCGGTTCGTCATGGCTTCGCCTGACACATCAAAGAGCGCCGACATAGCGGGAACGCTCATGCCCTGGGCCCAGTAATTCCGGACAATCGACGCTGGCATCAGCAGGGCCGCCGCGAACTTATTCGCCCAGATCTCATCTGGGTCAGTGCCCGAAGAGGCGAGTTCGTCTCGCTTTTCGACCTTCCCGGCTTTCTCGCTATCGGGCAAGTCCTGGTATGAATGAATATAATGGCCGAGTTCATGAGCGTAGGTGAACCTTTTGCGGTGTGGATGATTCTCAATATTTGAGACAGCCTTGAATGGCTCATTGGCTTTATCCTTCACCAGCAGACCCGACGTATCAGACTTAAGGGGCATGGTCTGCACTTTTATTCCAAATTTTTCCAGCACTTGCTTGGCATCGATAGGAAGAGACACACAACCATTCCTGTCGGCGATGGTTTTCTTGAGAGCTTCGGTTGCTGCTGCGGCAGGCGTCTGCAGGTTCCTTACTTTGATTTTCTCTCCCATCGCACGCCTCCCATCTCTGTTTGCTCAAGCTACGGGACTTACCAGCCTCTTGCTCCATTAATTCGCTGCGTTTACGTGATTCTATCATGGAGTTGCGAGATTTTGATTGCAAGCGAAAAGTGCACATTGATGCGACAGCGCATTCAAACCCACGCGAAGCGCGTGCTTTCGACAAACTGAACTGCTGCATTCGCCACGAATCATATCCAGAATGCGTGCCTGCTCGCATCAAAACTTAGATGGCCAACAACATGTCTTTGCTTGCATCCCTTTCAGACCGACTGCACGATAATCTGACGGTCAAGATTCGTCGCAGTGACCTAACAGGCCGGCATTAGCTCGCGGACACCATTGATGACTATGATCCACCTGCACAGCCCGGCAAACCCCATAGGGGCATGGATAGATCTACTCTCTAGGTTTCAGCCGTGCCTCTGGATGCTCCGGGAGTGTCGGAATAATCCGATGCAATTTAGTATACATTTAGTATACATTTTGGGGCTTGCCACCTCTGGTTTAGATAAAGGAAAAGCCCCGCAGCCTTTGCGGCTGTA